ATGATGTACCTTAATACAAAAAACAATATTTACATAATTAGAGCACAAAGGGGGTTTATCAATGGTTAAAAAGGGTCCGCTTGGAAAAGCAGAAGAATTTTATATTAAAGAACAACATAAGACGATAAGTCTTGATGATATATGTAAGGAGCTTGATAGAGCAAAGACTCTTGTGAAGAGACACATTGTTAAGTGTAAAAAGCAAGAAGATAAAGAAACCGAAGAAGCATTTACTGTTGGTTCTCAGTTTGGGATTAGAAATGGTTCTGTTGTGATGACGCAGAATGCTTCACAAATGAGCGATAGTGTTAAGTCTACTGGTAATAAGATTACATCTAGACAGGCTACCTGTATAACCGGAACTGGGAAAACAGATGAAAAAAAATAGAGATAAATGGCTGCAACAGTATCGGTCAAATAAACACGCTATTTGGATCAATGTCAGGTTGACAAATGGTGAAGAGTTTTACTATGATAAGTATGACGGTTGGTTATCCGTCAAGAAGAGATGCGAAGAAGAAGATCTTTTTATACAAGAGATGTCACTACAATTTCGTTCGCACGAGGTGGATATAGACCTAACAGATGCAGAAGGTATTTACTTAATACGTTCTGCTATGGGTCAATTCGGAGGAATTACAAAAAACTACTTCACAACCGGGATATTGAAGCAGAATAAAGTGTATAAGAAGATGTGGATTGTTCCGGAATTGGTTGTTGATAAAGAAATTGAGGATAATCTTGAGGATTGTTTTGAAGAAGCTTTAATCTATGCGAAAAAGAACTGAAAAAAGCAAGTATAAACATCAGTCTACTGGTGAGCATTGTACCTGTGCAGCGTATATTGCAGAAATTATGTGTATGAAGTACGCACAGTTTAAAAACAAGGGTTCTCTTCCATATAAGTTTTGGAATATTAACCCTTGGAAGTGGACATATTTAAAACAGTTATATGCTGCGAATGCACTATTGAAGGTGTACAGCGAAACTGGTATTGTTAAGGCCATTAATTCTCAAGAGTTTGGAAGAATATTCTCACTAAAGAACAGGCGAGCCTTGCCTATCATTAAGAAATATGATAAGATAGTGCAAGACAATCTCGATAAAAATCAAGACCTTGACATAAAAGAGAATCCAACAAGTAGACCTGCTTCATTTGGAAAAAGATCAAAACTTAGCGAATTAAGGAACATGAAATTTGATGGTAAAAAGAAAGACCAATAAGACAGTTAAATTCAAAGATGATGATATCTGCAATTCATTGCATAAAGTTCATGGCGACATGATTGCTAAAGGCAACAAGGTTCTAGATAGTATTTTAAATCTAAAGAATCTTAGCGTGTCTCCATCCTTAGATGACGCTTTAGGTGGTGGCTTAACAGAGGGTCAAGTCGTCGTAATGACAGGCGACCCGAAAACAGGTAAGAGTGTGACCTGTTTACACATTGCCAGCAAAGCACAAGCTATGGGCAAGAGGGTGTATTATGTAGACACAGAATGTCGATTAGAGAGAAAGCATCTTGAAGGAATTAAAGGTTTAAATGTTGATGAGGTAAATGTTATTGGTCCTCATGGCGAAATGAAATCTGCTGAACAGTATCTGAATTTTATAACAGATGTAATTAAATCAGATGAAGGTGCTGTTATCATCGTTGACTCTATATCTAATATGTTACCAGAAGAAGAGATGATTGGTGCATTAACATCTAGAGTAAGGGCACAGCTACCTCGATTATTATCTATCTTTTTGAAGAGAACTGCGGCGGACATTAGACAAAACCGTATTATTATGATTTGCATTACTCATAACATAGCTAACACTGGTGGTTCTAAATGGAGTCCTGAAAAAAAATCTGATAGTGGAAATCAGTTGCAATACCAAGCCAGTACAAATATGGTGATAACCCATAAAGAACGTTGGCAGTCCACTGCTGGTGAAGACCTCGGTCAAAAGGTTAATTGGTTGATTAAAACTTCTGCCGCTGGAGGAATTCCAAATACAAAAACGGAAAGCTGGATAAGATATGGCATAGGTATAGACGAGGCTAAAGAAGTAGCCAATGTAGCTGCTGACCTATCACTAATTAAAAAATCTGGCTCATGGTTTACTTTAAATGTGTTTATCGACGACAGTGATAACGAAGAGATACAAAAAGTATTAAAGGAAGAAGGTGTAGATACTAGTAAACCTGAAGAAATAGAAAAGTTTTTTAAGGTTCAGGGTGTAGATAATGTATCAGACTTTTTGAGTAGATATCCAACACTTTGTGGTATGCTACAGGACAAGCTGAAGGTATTATGAAAATTAAAGGTCTCAACAACAGAGACTATAAGATCCAGTTACATAAATACATTGTAAGCAACAACGATGAGCGACCAAGATCAAAATTACACTTATCAGCTAGGGAAATGCTAAAAGACATTTATGGTAGTCATTGGATTCTTGAAGAGGTCAAGCTTCCCGGAAGTAGGAATCAAGGATTAAAGTCCACATTGTTTCTTGACTTTTTCGTTCCGCACATTAAACTTGCTGTTGAGGTTCATGGTAAGCAACATTATGAGTATTGTGGCTTCTTTCATAAGTCTATTGCAGGATTCAAAGAATCTATTAAAAGAGATAACCTGAAGCAAGATTGGTGTGAGTTAAATGAAATCTCACTAATCGTTTTGAAATATAGTGACGATGTAGAAACTTGGAGAGAACAAATTGAACAATTCTAATATCGAGGAAAAATTGAAGGAGTTCCTTCAGAGAATTGATGACTATATCAATAATAAAAATTTAGGAACATCAAACTTTCACGAGGAACTAAAAGAAGCTGAATCATTTTCAGGCCAAGAATTGAGAGATTTATCGCAAGAAGATTGTTTTAATCATGCGTTTCTTTTATATAATTATACGGATTACTTAATAGGAGAACGAGCTAAACAACAAAATGTAATATCGTTCTGTGAAGAATTCATTAATAAAATTGTAGCAAGAGATTTTATGGATGTAGAAAAATTCTATGCTACCAAAGAAATTAAAGTGGCGATGATAACAAAGGATAACCATGTAGCACAAAGATTGATAGAGTTCAAACATATAGCAGAGTCTAGGATTAGATCTCTCGAAGGTAGAGAGTTTAATATCAGGAAGAAAGCCGAATGTTTATTAGAGAAAGGTAAACGAAAATGAGTGTTAATGATTTTAATATCAGCGACATGACCGACGACGAGAAGAATACGTTACTAAAACAGTTGCTTTCTAATACAGAAAGTAGTTCCACTCCAGGTAATGGAGATTCCGTGGCAGCAGCACAAGTCAATGATGACTTTTCTGTTACCAGAACTAAGCAGAGAAGGGAAGATAGAAAAGTGGTAGCTGGCAAAAACACATGGACTGATGATCTTGGCGAACATCAGGACGATTTGAATTCTACGCCTGAATATGAACCAGTTTCAAGAAAACGAAAGTCACCCAAAAAATCTCGTGTCGAATGTCATGTCTGTGGTAAATCTTTTAACATTGATCCAAGAATGGCATATGGTGAATTTCAACGGTGTAATAAGTGCGGTGGGCAATAATTAATGGGACACAAGCTGTCAGACGTTGGAGCAGAACGAGCAGTTCTGGCTGGACTCTTTGCATATGGAATGGAATCCTATGTAGAGGTATGTGACATAATAGATGTCAATAGTTTTACGCATAAGAACAATCAGGTTCTATACAAGTGTGCAGCAAAGGTTTTGCAGAGTGAAGTAACAATAGATCTTCCAGCAATACTGTCTGCTGCCGAACAACTAAATCTGTCAGAAGTAGTCAACTCTACCCAAGAGTTAGAATACATTAATTCATTACTTGAATTTCCAATTAGTAAAGATAATGTATGCTATTTTGCCGCACAGATTAAGAAGTTTGAATTTGCTCGTAAGATAAAGAAACTTACACTTAGTATAGCCAAGGATGTAGAAGATATAAATGGTGATGAGAGTATTGATGAGATCATCAATCTCATGGAGAGTCCTATTACCGATTTTCTACGCGAGGATGATGGCAATAACAAATCAGACAAATTAGGAAAGGGCATCGATGAGTACTTAGAATTTTTGATGGAGAATCGATGCGACCAAGTAGGCGTGTCTACTGGTTATGATAGGTATGATGCAGCTATAGGTGGTGGATTAAGACCGAAATGTGTAGATTTAGTTTCCGCACGACCCAAAGTTGGCAAGAGTGTATTTGGTGATAATGTAGCCATCCATGTTGCTCGGAAGGGAATTCCCGTGCTGATGCTGGACACAGAGATGTCACAGGAAGACCATCTAAACAGGATCATCTCCAACCTTAGCGGTATACCTATTAACGATGTAGGCACTGGTAAATTTGTAGATGAACAAGAAAAGATCATTAATGTACAAAACGCGGTTGACGAAATTAAGGAGATGCCGTATAACTATGCGAGTGTAGCTGGTAAATCATTCGAACAGATAATGAATATTATCAAGCGATGGTTAATTCAGGATGTCGGACAGGATGAGAATGGTCGTACTAATCCTTGTCTTGTTGTGTATGATTATCTAAAGTTAATGTCTTCAGGATCTATTTCTGGTCACATTCAGGAGTATCAAGCGTTAGGATTTCAAATTACAGAGTTGCACAACTTGGCCGTAAAATATGACTTTCCTTGTCTTGCTTTTGTCCAGCTCAATAGAGATGGGATAACTAAGGAATCAACAGATACTGTTAGTGGCTCTGATAGATTGGTTTGGTTATGTACATCCTTTTCGATATTTAAAATGAAATCACCAGAAGAAATCGCTGAAGATGGACCGGGAGGTGGCAATAGAAAACTGGTGCCAATAACAGCTAGACATGGACCTGGTATGGAAGACGGTAATTACATCAACATGAATATGCATGGAGAGTATGCGAGATTATTAGAACTCAGAACAAGGGACGAAAACAGGACAGTAGCACAAGGTGTCACTGGTGCCCTTGACGGTGCCGACGCTCCTTTTGAGGAGGAAGAATAATGACGGTTATTGCTATAGCCATAGCTACATTTTGTTATGCAGTAGTATTTATAGGGAATCTCATCCAGAAAGATTATCCACATAGTTTGATGTGGTTCTCATACACTTTGGCAAATTGTGGATTCATATGGTATGAATATAATAAAAGATTTGTGGAATGAATACCCTAAAAGAGAAAAAGAAGCTTGACCTTAACAAGGTACGCGATATAATATTCCGTAACATTGATATTATACTTAGTCACTTCAATATAGATCATAGTAGAGACGGCGATAATATATTTATGTGCTGTCCAATCCACGAGGGTAGCGATAATCCTCACGGGTTATCTATTTCCAGTAGTAGAAAGCAGTGGCGATGCTGGACTAGGGGTTGTCATGAACATTATGGAACCGATATATTTGCATTTGTCAGAGGTGTCATGGAAAGAGAAGGTAATATTTCGTTCTCTGAGGCTCTTTCTCTTATTTGTAAGTTATATAATATTAATTCCGATCAATGTGTCTTAGAGGAGGACAAGCATCGCGAGTCTGAATTGCGGGCGATGGTTAATATTTTTAATCGGGAAATAGAAGAAGATGAATATTGTAGTTTTGATAAAATAAAGACTTTGGGAGCATCTGAATACTTTGAAGCACGCGGTTTCAGTCCGACTACACTAAAGTATTTTGGTATAGAAGATTGTAATGATAAAAGATCAAAGATGTACCAGAGGTCTATTGTTCCAGTTCATTCGTCAGATGGTACACAAATTGGATTTATAGCCAGATCAACTAAAGATTACATTCTTCCAAAGTATATCTATTCTGAGGGTTTTAAAAAGTCTCAACATCTGTATAATCATCATAGGGCCATTAAACGTGGCCTCGACAGGTCGTGTCTGTTCATCGTAGAGGGACAGGGTGATGTGTGGAGACTATATGAGTCAGGTGTTGAAAATTGCATAGGTTTATTTGGTAGAGATATTTCTAGGCACCAGCAATCAAAATTAATAAAGAGTGGCATTACAACATTAGTAATACTGACAGACAATGATCAAGCTGGTAGAGAAGCTAAGGTTAATATAAAGAGAAGTCTTAGCCGACTGTTTGATTTAAGGTTTCCAAAGGTGACAAAAAAAGACATTGGTGAAATGCCTAAAGAAAAAATTCAAGTTGATATTCTACAACAATTAAAGGGATTATATTAAGATGATTATTGGACTCGCAGGACTAAAACAAAGTGGCAAGAGTACTACTTGTAATATTCTGCATGGTATCGTCCTTAAAGGACGAGGTATGATATCTGACTATTCAATAGGTAAACAGGGTGAGTTGTTGATTAAGACACCCGATTTGACTGAGTGGAGTGTATTTGATATTAATAGGAAAGACGAAGAGTTTGTAAGATTTGCAGAAAAGGAAATGTGGCCCTACGTTAAGAGCTATAGTTTTGCAGACCCCCTTAAGACAATTGCTACAGAGTTGTTTAATATTCCCCACAAGAATGTGTACGGAACTAATAAGGATAAAGATCAAAAAGTGAAACACTTGCTCTGGGA